TTAATTCGACCATCCACCAATGCTTCCACTGCGCGAGCGCTGAGAAAACGTCCATTAGTGCCGCGATACCGACCACTGATAGGGTCATAGCGCCAGGATGATTGATCAAAACGAGCAATGGCTTCGGAAAATTGAGAAAGGTCATTGAGGCTGGACATCCTCTGCCTCCAGAATATCTTTGAAGCGCTCAGGCGCTTCTTCCTTCCATTGATTCAATGCAGCGGAAATGTCCTCTTCATCAATGAGAGAAGCTTCGTCAATATCAGCAAGAATGAGTCCGCTGGTTTTCAAGGGTTCAATCGCATCTTGTTTTTGAGATACAAATTCTTTATGCTTTTTCTCAAAAAGAGCGTGGGTTGAGCAGGGCATGTAAACAGGGCCATCTTCAGTTTGCTCAACGTGATAGCCTTCGCATCCAATTTTCGCAGCAGTGGCCTCAGCTTCTTGTTGCGTTTTGTACATGTGAATACTCGGATCTTGGGCGTCCGTTTTGCTGCTGACCATTTTTGCCGGTCCCTTACGCTCAGGGTCTGGATCTGCAGCTCGCTTGCGGCGCACGATTGTCTGACGCTCTTCTTTGCTCATGGCCTGAGCTTTTGCCTGAGGAAGGCATTTAGGCTTGCCTTCCTTTTTTTCGCGAGCGCCGCAAGGGCCAAGGATTTCACCATTGGCTCCAATCCTCACCCACTTTTCTTTGAACCATTTATCAAGATCATCGGCGTGCAAATCACCTTCGTCGCTCTTGAAGGCGCCAGCTAGGGATCCGTGCTTCTTCTTGTACATTTGCTTGTACTGCTGTACTACATAGCCACTTGCATAGGCAGAAGGCCACACTTTAAATTTTGCCTTGGCAGCACTTACTGCACGAGAATGAAGCTCAGCATCAGTGAATTTTACGTCACCACGAATTTCTTCTAAATCACGAGGCAGGAAAAGACCAGTAGCACTGTCTTCCACTTCCCTGCTTCCATCCATGGGAAGCGTGCCATTTTCTTCATTCATTGGATCGCGCCCGCCAGGCGGCACTGCCAAACCACCCCGTTTTTGGGTGGCTCCACTCATTTCTGGAGTGGGCATCTCATTAGCGCGTTCCACTGACGGATCGAGCGTAAGTTCCATGCTCCACTCAGAACCGCCGTAACGGGCGTCCGCCACTTCCTTAGGCGTAAGGACACCTAGTTGGATGTAACGGCCGTCTACAGCCGCTACGCGAGCCCTTACGTCAGCCATTTCGCGCTCATTAAGCTCAAACAATGGATTAAAGGAGATGCGCCATGAGTCGGGCATTTCTCCTTTTGTCGGCCCCTCCTTGCTCAGCATGATGTATTCCATCAGCTTCTTCATGGGACGCTTGAAATGGACGCTCTGATAATCAGAAAGCATCTTGGCGAAATCACGCTCTTCGCTACGGCCAGTGGAACCAAGTCCGCTCGGGCTTTCACCAAACAACACTGTATGAGGAATTTTGCTGGCGCCAATAATATCCACGCGAAGCTTTTCTAAAATTTCCCCGATGCCACCGAAGTTGCGACTAATGAATTCAAGCTCTTCTTTTTCAGCATCAATCGCATAGCCGCGATAAATGCTCTTGCTCATATCATTCACCTGCAAACGATCACGAATAGAGCTTTCTTTGCCAGCAGCAAGCATTGCCGCCAAGCCCCTCACTTTATGAACAAAAATATCGAATTCAGTGAGGAGCGTTGCAGCGGAATTAAGACCAGTCCAGTAATGACGGAAGCTGTCATAAACAGTTTGTAAACTGCTCATGCCCCATCCATAGTTCCTTTGACGAATGCGATAAGGCAGCCAATCACCATCAAACCGTAAAATCCTATCTTTATGAATATAAGAAAGCGTGGGTTCGTTAATTAAATCTCCAGAGATGATCTGATAATAAGTGGCTTTTGAATAGTCGTATAAGTTTTCTTCGTTGATAACTGGAGCAATTTGCCATCTATCAAGACATTCAATTTCTTCAATGCGACGGATGTTGCGTTTATCGACAGGCATGTAAGCGGGACGCCCATCGTCAATAAAGAGAAGTAGACAAGCACCCCCATAAAGGCGGGCGTTTTTGGCTGCAAGGTTGAGGTGTTCAAGGATGTAAAGGTCTTCAATCGTTTGCTCAATGCCTTGCACTTCTTCGGCTCTTACGCCGTCACCACCGAACAACACTTTAAAGCCTTTCCTCGTGGCTTGATCGGCATAGATGTCAACAATGCGGCGAGGCAGCCATTCTCCATAGAGATTTTCAAGATCCTCTTGCGGCAGGAAGACGGTGGCCGTAGTTTTCGTGTACTGACTCTTATCACGACCAGTCCCCATGCCAATCAGCACGTTTTGAAGGCCGTCTGAACGGATGCCGCCTGCCGTAGCATGCCCCAAATCAATTGCTTCGCCTTCCATAACGAACGCTAATGGCTATGTTGTATTGCTTTTAGTCTAATTCCTGGATACATTGTCCGTAGAAGCTGGCCATTGTGGACTGGTTAATGCCACTCACCTTTGCCTTCACTCCTGATCAGCGCCAACGGGCTCGTGCTGAAGCTTTTCGCAGGCAGTCTATCAACGAAAAGCAAGGCAAAAAAGGCAGGAACAATGGGGCGGAGAAAGGAGATTTAGCACTACGCCATCACTTACTCGGAGCTGCGGGAGAAATGGCAGTCGCCGCGATGCTTGGCATAGAAGATAAGCTCTACCAAGAAACAGAGGCAAAACGTGGCTCTGCGGATCTTCCTCCAAATATTGATGTTAAAACTCGCTCCAAACATTATTACGATTTAATAGTGCAACTAGACGAAAGTCCAGGTAAGATATTGGTGCTCGTCACGATTCAAAATCGCATTACCCTCATCCATGGCTGGATCAAGGCTGGTGATGCAATGAAGGAACAATGGAAAAAAGATCCAGCAGGTGGGCGCCTCGCATATTTTGTCCCCAAAACTGAACTACTTTCTTTGTCTTTACTGAAGTGAACCTTACTTGCAGTCAATTCGCTAAGCACGCCCTCGGCCTAGAACTTTATCCAGCACAGGCTCGCATTCTGGATGAATTTTTTCAGCCAGGAAAGTCTCATGCAGTGTGGGCCTTGGGGCGCCGCTGTGTCGTAGCCGATACGCTTGTGGCGACCAATATTGGCATGGTTGAAATTGGTTCGCTTGCTGGACTAGGCGATGCTATTGATGATGAATGGGAGCATTGCAGTCTAGAAGTTGCGCAGCCTCGCAATGAGAGGAGAGAAGCATCCCGCTTTTACAAGGGCGGCAAGCAGGATATTATTCGCATTCGCACTTCTCGCGGTTTTGAAGTGGCAGGCACTCCCAACCACCCAGTGATGGTGATGAGCGAAAATGGCGTTCACGAATGGCGTCCCCTTGGGGAATTAAAGCAAGGCGATCAAGTGGTCACTCGGCCTGGTGCGGATTTATGGTCTGACAGTCGTCCGTTTATCGCTCATCTTGCCCACAAAGCAGAAGAAGCCGCGCAGCTATCTCCTTATTCCAAGCCAATTCAGCCACCTTCTAGTCTGACTGAAGATTTTGCCTACGCGCTTGGCGTATTAGTAGGGGATGGATCCTGGACAATGAAAAGTGGCATCCAAGTGACTTCTCACGAAGATGATGCATCATTCATGAGTCAATCCTTGGAGCGAGGACTTGGCGTGCCTTTCACGCTTAAAAGGGACAATCGTCGCTTGTCTACATGCTCATTGAATTTCTGCTCGCAACATTACAGGCGTTTTTTGAGCGATCTTGGGTGGACTATTGATATTAAGCGAGATCAAAAACGCATACCTTGGGTGATCATGCAATCCCCGCGATCCATTGTTTGCGCATTTCTTTCGGGACTATTTGATACCGATGGATGTGTAGAGAAAAATGGTCAGGCTATTTCGTTCAGCACAGCATGTGAAATGCTGGCACGAGAAGTGCATATGCTTCTTTTTAATCTTGGGATTGTCTCTACGATCAAGGCCAAAAAAGTACGAGGAAAAAATTATTGGATTATCGTACTCCTTGGCCTTGAGGCACGTCAACAGTTTTGCCGCGACATTAGCTTTCGCTTGCCACGTAAGCAGTTAAAAGCTCTTGACGGTCTCAGCGTAGCCCGAGATGGCGGCAATTCGTTGGCCATCCCCCACCAAAAAGAATGGTTACGACGACTCGCTAATGACTTGGGGCACAGAAAAGGTGATGGTCTGCTTAGTAAAATCCGCGCATGCGTTGGCAACGCTATCAAGGGCGGAAAAGAAGAGTTCAATGCAAGGCGTCTTCCTGGATTGATCAAGCTTCTTGATGAAAATAATATTCGCGGAGAAGCTGCTCATCATTTTAGGGATTTGAAAGATGTTCGCTATTTTTACGATCCAATAGCAAGCATTAAGAAAGAGCCCCAGCAAGAAGTGTTTGATTTTCATGTGCCAGTTAGCAATGCTTTTGTCGCAAACGGCATAGTCAATCACAACAGCGGCAAAACCTTGATGGCTGCAGTGGCATGCCTCTATATGTGCTTTGTTTTAGAAGAAGAATATCGCCGCAAAGTTAGAAAAGGGGAGCGATGGTACGTGGTGACGGTGGCCAACAGCCAAGATCAGGCCCGTATTGCTCTGAACAACATCCGCCAATTAATCATTGAAAGTCCCTTCGCTCAAGAAATTGTTCGCGAAACTGCCGACATCATTGAACTCAGCAATAATTGCGTGTTCAAGGCCATCCCCACGTCTGGACGAGCTGCTCGTGGTCTCGCTTGCGCTGGCGCAGTATTTGACGAACTTGCCTTTGCTAACGAGGGCGATGCAAACAGTGGTGGTCGTGGCATCTATGACGCTCTATCGCCTGCCATTGCACAGTTTGGAGGCAAGGGGCGCATCCTTGAACTGTCCTCTCCCTGGCTGACTGACGGCATCTTCTACCAGCATTTCAAAGAGGCAAGCTCCGGCAGGTTTCGTTTTATGCAAGCAGTGAATCTCCCAACATGGGAGATGAACCCAAGTATTTCTCAAGAGTTTCTCGACGCAGAAAGACAGCGCGACCCCGAAAAGTTTAAGGTGGAATATGGGGCTCAATTCGCGAGTAATCTTTCAGCCCTTGTTGCAAGCGATGTTATTGATGCCTGTATTGATGATCGCCGCGCAGCACTACCACCACGCCCTGAATTCCAGGGAGCTTACGTCCTTGCCCTTGACCCCGCCCGTGGTGGCGTTGGCCGCGACGATTACACTGCTTGTATTGTTCACTACGAAAATGGCACTCTTGTCGTGGATAAGTTCCATTCGTTTGTTGCTGATTTTGAAATCAATGGGAGGATGGAAGTCAATATCAATGCAGTGGAAGATTGGATTAAGGAGCAGCATCGCCTATATGTGTTTGACACGATTGTGATGGACCAGTTCAACAGCGCTGGCACCATCCAAAGCTTGGCCAGTGATTTGCCCATCACGGAACTAACTTGGACAGTTAGTTCAAAAATGAAAGCTTTTAGCAAAATGCGAGAGCTGTTCAATGCAGGACAAATTAATGTCTATCGCCACGAAAAAGCAATTATGCAGCTCAAGAATTTAACCGTGGTGTATAAACCAAGCGGGCAATGGAGTGTAACTGGTGGTAAAGCCACTGGTATTGACGACTTGGCATTTGCAATGGCTGGTGCCATTCTTGCCGCGAGTAAAGATGATGACATTGGCTGGATCGAAAGCTTAATCTCCTAGTATGATTTTCAAACAATAGTTCTGTCATGAAGTGACTTATTGCAAATTAACTATGCAGGAAACTAAATTCCTCGTAGCACTATTAGAAAACGCTCCCACTAGCAAGCAAACCTCTCTCCAGCTTCTTGCTGCGGAACATCTATATATTCCTACATTGCTCCCAAAGCTTAAAGCTCATGTCAAGCGCTTAAAAGAAGAGGAGCAGTTGGAGCGCTCTTGGGAAGCAGATGCCACTGATGACGACTACATGCCAGACCATGACGGCAGTGAAAGTTTAAGAGAATATGACGCTTGACCATCGTCGTGTTATGATTTCAAAGCTTTCGCGAAGCACGCTGGCCAGCGTTTTAAAAGAACAGTATCGGGGGATGCTGTTCGTTGCCACAATGGATCGAAGGCCATGGGCCGACCCATGGTTAAAAGCTGTACAACGGCGGATTGAAGCCCCGCCTTCAGCACCTTTGCTCCTCACGCCCTTGTAGCCCAACAGGTAGAGGCCCGAACCTTAAAAGTTCGACAGTGCGGGTCCGAATCCCGCCAAGGGTATTAAAATCAAGCGAGCGCATCCAATCTCCGTGCTCAAGCGTTGCTCAAAGTGTTTGATCGCCAAACCGCTGGGGGAGTTTGGACCCAGGAAGAATAGTACTGACGGGCTAAATGGGCATTGCCGTAAATGTATTGCTTTAAAAAACAAAAAATGGAAAAAAGAAAATCCAATACGGTATCTTTGTTCAATGATGCTTGCGCAGGCCAAGCGAAGAGCAGCGGACTATGGGCGAGATTTCAATTTGACACTTGAGGATGTACTTGAAGTCGTCGTGGTTGAATGCCCAGTGCTGAAAACACCACTTCGCTGGGAGTATCAACATGGACTAGGGCAACCCGACGAACGGTCGCCATCACTAGATCGCATTGACAATTCCCGTGGGTATATCAAGGGCAATATTGCAATAATCAGCCACCGCGCTAATTCAATAAAAAACTGCTTGACTGTTAATCAAATTAAGTCATTATTTGAATACGTTTCACTGCCACAGCAGGGAGCTGTTGATCAGCTTCGTCCAGTGGTTAAAAAACCAAAATACACGCGAATGTCGCAAGAAGAGATGCAACTTATTCGTGATCTCCATAGCAAAGGCTGGAGTTGCAGGAAGATCGCGGCTGTGGTCACGCAATCAAAAAGCTCTATTGCGGCTTTTATTCGCCAAGAGCTCCCATGCTAAGCTGAAAAGACGTTCACCCCAGCGATGGGGCGCATGAACAGCACGGTACGGAACGGGACTGTGCATCATCGGGAACCATCATGAACCCTCTTGCTCTGATCAAGCAGCAGCTTGAGAAAGCTGCTCGTCTGCGTGAAGCTCAACATGCTTCTCTCGTTTATCGCGGTGTTGCTTATGTGCCCAAGCCACACTGGTTTTGAGCATTAAGCAAATAATCATTGGGAGCGAAAGCTCCCTTTTTTGCTGCCTTGAGACAACTAATAACTCCTTTGTGTAGCCTCAAGGCTACATTGCCCGTCATTCCAATGGCGCCAAGCATTAGCACATATCGCCAGATTTGTAATCAAATACGAAGCAAAAATAAAGGTGCGGACAATTGCCACTGTATCTGCTTCCTTGTCGCAATTACTCTCCTTACTCCCCAGAGCCTTTGCCCACACCCTCCATAGCTTCTTCCTGCGCATAAATCCAAGCCTTTAGTTCTGTTACATACTGTCTAATGATGGCAGCTTTTTCAAGATGCCAATGGTCCATGGTACGGAAAAATTGAGCATTGTGCCAATCAATGGCTCTCAATGATTGATAAATGATTGGATTGAGCGGTTCACGCAGAGGCGTATTGAACGTTCGACGCTCGCTCACGACGGAAAAAGTCTTTTATATCTTCAAATGCTACTGGAGCAAAGTCATTCACTTCTAGACAACAGTTGAAATAGCGCTTATCAATTTGCCCATTGTCATCCAAAATACGATGGCAATGCAAATGACCATGTACGTTGCCCGCGTAATGCCCAGACAAACACGATGGATGTACAGGGATATGCGTGAAGATTAAACCGCCAGGAAAAGTGCTGTCACAAGGATGAAAAAATGCTCCCCTCACGTCTTCAAAATATGGCGAATAGTCTTTCAGTGCTCCTTGATCATGATTACCGCGAATGAGAATCTTCCTTCCATTGAGACGAGAAAGAAGCTTTAACGATGCGCGAGGAATGACTACATCGCCAAGATGGTAAACAGTGTCGCGTTTGCCTACTTTCGCGTTCCATCGTTCAATAATAGTTTCGTCCATTTCTTCGCACGATGCAAATGGACGTAATGGTTCACCATCGGGACGCACAAAATCAATCATCTTTGCGTGACCGAAGTGAGTATCTGACGTAAGGAACGCGCTCATAATCAGAATAATAACGAGAGGGCCAGGAATTGCACCTAGCTCTTCTATGCTCTAGGGCATAGCGCTGTCTTGGCCTCCCAGGGCCCCTCCTGTTTGTGCATCATCCCTAAAGACCATTTTGTTGGCGCCAACAATATGGTCCCCGTCTGGGAGCTAAGCATGGAGGGGAGTGATGGAGCAAGCGTGACTGGCCTACCGACAATCGGGCTGTGAGTTAACCAGGCGTATCCAAACAGAGGCTTGCCCTCTATCAAAACGCAAGCCAGGAAAGGCACTCCACAACCAAAGGTGGACCTCAGAACTGGCTGCACACTGCCGACAGAGCAGCAGTGGTGGTGATGCCCGATGCAAAAGCAGAGCGGGAACTCACTAACTATATCATGCCCGCCCGTACTGAGGCAGGTCATTATTTCACTTGTCCCTGCCAAGCAGATTGCCTTGAAGCCGTTCCGCCATGCCCCACAACGGCTCATCGCTCAAATTTTGCCATCCCTTCTCGCCATTACGGGCGCTAGTGATACTAGAAGGCTTAACACCCCATGCCTTCGCTAATTCTGTTCGCAAACCACGCAAACAACGCATGTCATCAGGGAGACGCAACAGCACTCGCACTTGAGCTTCATTCAAAAGCGGAACTCCCCATTTCTTGCGAGGACGCTTTGACCTTCCATCAATATACGCAGGCCAGTAACCAAGATTGCGTAGCATATCGGCTGCATTTTCTTTAAGGCTGCCCCATCTCAAGTTCTCTGGCACGTTATTTTGGCAGTTGTCATCATAATGCAAAACATTTTCCTTGCCTTCTGGGGGTAGTCCATGGAAAGCGAGGCATACTAGGCGTGCAACAAGAATCCTTTTCAGTCGGCCTTCTTTGGAAAGCATTACAGATTGACGTCCGTCCCTCTTCTGGGTATTAAAACGAAGGATTTTTTCCTTAAAGATGCGAACGCGTTCTTTGCCATCTTTCGTGTCCTTGACAACGCGACGAATGCTTTTGATGCGCCCAAAGCTAGACGCGGCGTAGTGATCTTCATACCCTGGGATAGGCTTCCAAATTTCTTCCATGAAAAAGGCGGAGAACTTGCTCCGCCACTATAGCATGGATAAGTCGGTAAAGATGGAAAGGTCTCTAAGAATACATAGGCAGGTTCACGTTTGAACTTTCAAAGAAACTGATCATCCTCGATGCACGACTTTCTTGCATATCGGATGTTTTACCCTCCCAGAAAAGACGCTCAGAACGCTTCATCCAAGCATCTTTGTCCAGCCACTTGTCCTCATGACTGCTAAGCTTTTCAAAAAGCCAAGCAGCAGTAGCTGCGCGAAGCTTGTTGAGGCTCTGAGAATCTTTCTCGTTTAGTTCCTTGGCAACCAATCCATGCACCCCGCAGTGAACCTGCTCATCACGACTAATATCGGCGGAAACAGTGCGCATGCCAATGTTGCCGTTAAAGCGAAAGAACGGAAGCGCAACAAAGAAAATGCTACGCTCAATAATTGAAACCTTGTGAATCGGATGTGCTGGATGCTCCATCCAAGCTTTTAAGATTTGTTTTACTTCGCGCTCTGCTTTTTCGTCGACGCCATAAGCAGCAGCTACATAATTCAAAGCTTCATCGTGACGCTCTTCGTCGGTTTGATTTGAGCGCAATGCTTCGATCACACCAGGAGTGGACGGGAGATCTTTGGCAAGCCCTTGCTCCAGCAAGTCTTTCACAGGAAGTTCAATGTGACGAAGCGCCAGAGCCTTGTAGAGCGTCTCCTCGGCACCCTCCTTGACGGGTGAATTATCCACGGGAGTAGCCTGCCAAGGACGCTTCTTGGCAATCATGGACAGATAGGGGCTCTTGACGGTCATGGTCGTAGTATCATTCAATGGTGTGTGAGGAAAGCGAAGGGGGCGCAAGCCCCCTTTTTCTTTATCATTCAGCGCATGCAGCGCAGAAACCTGCCTCTAAATTGCAAGACGCAGAAGATCCGTCAGCTTCAGACTCTTCGCCTAAGCCAAACATGCTCTTAAAATCGTCGTCCAATGCAGCATATGCATCGTCCTTGCGCTGAGTATCAGGCAGGACTTGCAGGCTGTAATAGAGGCTCGTCTGAGATGATTCTAGCCAATCACGAAGGAATGCTTCGTCGTAAATAACCATATCACTCCACGAATTAAACGAATAACCATGGAAAAGACCAGTGCGCTGATAAAGCGAAACAATGCCATCAGCAACGCGCTTGTAATTAGCCCAGCCCACTTCAGCGGCAATTTCTACATCACCATAGTCAAACGTTTCCACTCCAAACGTGCCTGAATCACGATCAACAATGCGACCAATGGGAGGGGCAATTTCAGGGGCAGTGGTAAAGCCGCGAGTGTCGAGGTAGCGATAAGAGCACGATGCAGTGGGGGCGATGCAGAAAGCACGCTCCATGCCATGCTCGCGGGCAATTTCTGCAGCCTTCTGGATGCCTTGGTCTAATTGCCACACGGCTTCGCCTGCAGGCATGTC